AGTTCTCTGTCGAGATGACTTCCAATACTGCAGGTAATCTGGTCTATCGTGGATCAGATGGTACTACTCGCAGAGCAGCACTAGCATTCGTTTAATAGGAGCCGACCATGCCATTTGACGTACCAACATCAACATTTAACGCTTTGGAGCACGCTACCAATAAGGTACTACGTTCCAATCAGCTTGAAGTGACCATCCTTGAACAGTTTAAGACTGCCTACGAGGACTTCTGGGGAGTAAGCGGATCTGACGATGTTAAGGGAATTGACGAAGGACAAGCACCTACGTTCGTCAGTAACGGCAGTCGCTACTCAGTAGAGGAAATGCAGTCAATCGTGAATGTACTGGGAGCTACCGCTATCCAGATCCTTACAGCAGCAGCCGGTCTAGTACAGTTCATTGAACTTGCCTACCCGGACGTACTGGCAGATCGCTATAAAACCGCCGCATTTGATTATACAATTGGACCTTCCGGCTTAACGCTGACCGGATTAAATTCAGCGTGGACACCACCAACAGTAGGAGAGTAGTTATGTTATTTACCCCCGAAGAACTAAAAAACCTAGTAACACTGTGCGAAGTAGGAGCAAAAGCTCTATCCTCCGACAAGAGCTTGCAGGAGTCTGCAGCAATACAAGCGACCGCACTGGATCTGATTCGTAAACTTCACAAGGCTAATGAAGAAACCAAAACAGAGTAGTAACATATATGCCAGAATCAATAAAACTAAATGCCCTAGATCTGTCTGGTGAAACACTAACATTGTTTCTACGGAAGTCTGACGGTACGCTACTAAATACTGGTGGCGATCTAATGACTGAGTCAGGCACTACTGGCGTCTTCACTGCTACACTGGCAGAGGCACGTACTGGACTAGGATCACTAGCAGTACGTGTATGTGCTGGTGTCGAATCCGCTGCTAATATACTGTACGATGGATTTCTACCGGAAGGGTCTTTGGTAATTGACTCACTAACTGGCGGTGGGGATGCAACACTAGCCAAACAGACTGAGATATTAACTGCTATTACAGATATATCTCTAACCCAATTGGCTGCTATTACTGTAGAGTCTGGAGTTATTGCTAACTTCCCCGAGACACTAACAATCGGGGATAGTTACACTTCTAGCACTGGTAGAATAAAGATTGCAGTAACTGACTCTAATGGTGATCCAATCACTCAGTTAGGTAGTCTAGACTTTGTCGATGCTGATATATCTTTCACTGCTTTCAGATCGGGAGACTCTGCTCAAGTTACCGGAACTTGTCAATTTGTGGACGGTGGGGCAGAAACCTATGTGTGGTTGACATTACTATCATCTCAGACTATACTAGGTAAAGCAGAATACACGTATGAGGGCAGACTGAAATTCTTCTGGGAAGGTCCGAGTTCTGGGACAACAGACGACGAACAGAAAACCTATAAAACAACACCGTTCAAATTCGTATCGAATCCCTAATACCTATGGTCACTGCAACCCCCAATGCAAGGTCATACTCTAAGTTCTTCAAAGGTGGTAAAAGCGTACAAGAAATTCCAGTACCTCTACGAGAGAAAAATAAGGTAGTGGGATACAAGTGGGTTAAGACTGACATGGTAGCACTACTAAGTAGTCTACCTGACTATTCACCATTCACTAACGCTGACAACTACTACTTTGATGTAAAAGAGTTTGAGAAGTTAACACACTTCGTTATTAACGAGTGTGTCTATCCTGAAGGAACACTAGCAGGATTACCATTCATACCTGAACGATGGCAATGGGCAGTATTCTACAACATGTTCTGTTGGAAGAGTAAAGCCGAAGATATTAGAAGATACCGAGAAGTATTTATTCTAGTGCCTCGTAAGAATGGCAAAACTTCTGCATTTGGGGTTATACCATCACTGTACATGGTGTTCTGTGATAAGGAACAACGCAGTCAGAACTTCTGTTGTGCAGCAGATCTAGAGCAGGCGAGTGTTAACTTTAGACATCTAGAGTACAACATAGCTAAGAACCAAAATCTAATAACCCGTCTTATGAACCACCGTGTTAAGAAGCACGAGAAGTTCTTTGAGACTAAGACAGGCAATACATTTAAGGTATTGTCTTCTATCGCTGACACTAAGCACGGTCTATCCCCTAACTTCGTATACATTGACGAAGTACACGCACACAAGGATAGCGAACTAATTGACGTAATGGTTACTGGTACTGCTGCTAGACCAGAACCTATGATCGTGTATACGACGACATCAGATTTCGACAGACCATCAGTATGCAACGAACTGCACAACAGAGCTAAGAAGATTGCTAAAGGCGAACTAACAGCCAACACATTCCTGCCGGTAATCTACGAAGCAGCATTGACAGATGACTACAAGGATGAAAGTATCTGGCGTAAAGCTAATCCTAACTTCGGTGTAAGTATCTATCCTCAGTACTTCCGAGATCAGATAGAGCTATGCGAGTCATCACCATCCAAACTAAATAGATTCCTCAGACTACACCTTAACATCCGTACTAAGACTGAGACAGTATGGATTCCTTCGTGGGTATGGGCTAACGGCTCGCCTAGTGCAGACAAACTACTAACTGTTGATGAAGTTAAACAGAAACTAACAGACTTCAGTTCGTGGCATACAATCGCTAGGACACCTGAGTTCAAGAGAAGTATTGTCGATCCATACATCAAGGAATGCCTAACATGGTACACATGGTACTTCGACAAACTAGAAAAACTAAGGTACTCACCATGTTGGGGTGGGTATGATAATTCCTCAGCAAATGACATAGCGGCATTTACATTATTCTTTCCTGAAGAATGCTGTGTAATACCGTGGTTCTGGGTTCCAGCAGAATCTATTGATAGACGGTCAAGAGAAGAACAAGTACCTTACGACCGATGGTATAAAGCTGGAATCATCAACAATACACCACTAGCTAGGATATCCGAAATAGATATATCTAACACACTAGTTGGTCCTGACGGTACTGGCGGTATTACAACTTATTTCAACAACATTCAGAATGTAGCATTTGACCAATGGGGTATGAATTACATCTACGAAATTATGAGCAACTACGGTGTTAAAGCATCGTCCTATGGTCAAGGCTTTCGTGCAATGAATGAACCTTGCCGTAAGCTAGAAACCATGATTACTAATGGAGAGTTCTTTCATGGTGACAACCCTGTAATGAACTGGATGATTAATAACGCTATGGCAGTATCAAACAATCTAAATCAGATGAGAGTTGATAAAGCTAAGTGTAGCGACAAGGTAGACGGAATTGTGTCTCTACTGATGGGTATTGGCGGGTACATCTACTCGGACAACAATACGATTAACTCTATACCGGGATTGGGCGTATAATGGCATGGTTCAACTTCGGAAAGAAGAAACCTAATACTGATGGTACCGAATCTATGATTAACGCTCTTGAGCGTATAGTCACCAATGCGACCACATCAGCCTTATCTGGGAGAGATCTATTTTGGTTCATGCGTAAGGAAAAGAACTACAGCACTATCGAACGAGGACTGCAGCTTAGTGCTGTGTTCTGTGCCTTAAACTTGTACTCTTCCTCAGTGTCTACTCTGCCACGAAACGTAATGGCAGTCGATACACTTACTGGAGAAGCTACCAATAAGGTCACATCTATCGAAGGTAAGCATCCAGCTATTCGTATCTTCTTGGCATACGCTAATCGTAGCCTAAGCTCAGACGATATGATGACTATGATTAGTAATGACTTGCTGATTGATGGTAACTTCTATGCACTGCGAGAACTAGACAGTCAGGGCAGAACATTCAACATCCATTACATCCATCCTAGTAGAATACCTAAAGGCAATATCTACTACGCTGATGGTGGTGAGAAGTTCTTTGATGGAAGAACTGTACCAAAGGGAACACTAGTCTATCGTATTGAGACTGGTTCTCTTACTGCTGTGTCTAACCCTAAAGCACTGCTAGTTACCCGAGACGAGATAGTACACCTGAAGAGTGCTATATTCGATGCTGAGTATAACCGTGGTGTGGGTATCGTAGAGAATGCACAGAGATCATTCTCCTTTGCAGAGAACACAGAAATCTATGGCAGTAAGTTCTACGAGAAAGGAACTAATAGCCAAACATTCCTATCTACAGATCAAGCACTAGGTCAGAATGTTATTAAAGACCTAGAGGGATTCTTCGCTAACAATCCTAATGCACCACTTGAAGAGGCGTTCAAGACTAGAGTACTTGACCGTGGTATGAAGCCTGTTAACATAACAATTCCTCTAGGACAGCTACAGTTCATCGAGACTAAAGCATTTGCTGTGGAAGATATTGCTAGATGGTTCTCAGTCCCACCAGAACTATTACACTCCCGCATGGGTGGTAGTTCTGGTAGTGCAGACATGGGGCAACTAGTAAATAACTACATCCAATGGGGTATTGGTCCATTCATCACACGCATCGGTAATCAACTACGTGATGAACTGTTGCCTGTTAGTTCTAGACTATCGTACAGCTTCGAGTTTGAGCGTATCTACTTATACCGTACTGTCATCAATGAATTCTCACAAGCTATCCGTAACTTGTTTGAAATTGGTGTACTGAATAGAATGCAGATCGGTAAACTTATAGGTATCCATGTAGACCCTAAAGATAAGCAAAATCGACAACTGTATGTACCAACCAACCTGATGACAGTACAGCATGGTATGGCTCTTGAAGAGAAGGCAAAGACTGCCAACGAGCTTATTATTGAACAGGTCACAAAGGCTAAACTAGATAATGAGAATTACATATCTCCAAAGGATATGGCTAGTCTAAAGTCTCAGCAAAGCCCTACGGCAGGTCCAGATTCTAATCTAGTCAAGGATAGTGCTAATAAGGCACCAGACCAACAGAACGAAGATAAAAAGATTCGTACTGCTAAGAATGCCTTCAATGCTGTAGTGCTGGGGCTAGAAGACTACCGAGTTAAGGTGTGTAATCAAAAAGCTGAGAAGTATCAAGATGCAGACCTCGCTTCTAGTGTGACGGAATGGGAGACAGAAAAGTTCTACCCACTAGTAGAATCAAACATGACTAACTGGTCCGATATACTTTCAGAGATGTCATCTTTCAATCTAGTAGAAGACATCAACTGCAATACTTGGATGACTTTAGTGTCTGAATGTAAAGGAGAGAAACTTGAGACTAGTACTTAATCAGCATGTTCCTGAACTGTCAGGCACTGGCAAGCAACTGTGTACGGTGATGAATGTAGTGGACAATACTGTCTACATCTACGACTACATTCAAACTTACAGTTCACACTACTCTGAAGAAGAAAAACCACAAGATGACTCGGTAGAGTCTGAACAGTTCCTAACAACTATCCGAAATATGGTTGGTGACATCACAGTCAGGATTAATAGTAAGGGTGGAGAAGTAGGATACGGTTTGTCAATCTATCAGGTACTGCGAGAGTACAAAGGTAAAGTAACCACTATTGTAGATGGTTACGCATACTCCTGTGCAAGCTGGATTCTACTGGCAGGTGAAGATCGACAGATCATGCCGGGAGGTGTTGTAATGACACACAATCCCGGTATGTATACTTACCACGATTCAGAAGAGTCTTTCTCGTCAGCATTGAATCAATGGAAAGTCAATAGAGACTCTGTAGCAGTTCTCACAGCAGAACGAACAGGTCAAGATATTGATGATGTCTACGAGATGATGAACAAGCAGACATTCCTGAACGCTAAGGATGCTGTGGCAAAGGGATTCTGTAACTCTATTCGTGATGGGAAGGCTTCTATTCCTATGGGCGTGAGTAACTATCTTCCTTCAGCAATTCGTAATGCCGTTCCTGAAGTAGTTAATGTTCAAGAAGACTATTCTGATTTAATGCAGAGAAGTCTTGCTAGTATGACAAAAGCCAGGACTAAATGGCCTATCTAATCTATTGACAAGACCTTAGTTTCGGGTTACAATTACTTGAACGTGTATAAAAGCAAAGCATAATAAAACACAACACAATTCCGTTCTTATTTCAGTAAGGTGAAAATAATGCCAGATGCAATTGATTTCAAGAAAATGAAGCCAGAAGAGATTCGTGAGAAGCGAGAAAGTCTCACGTCTGTTATGAACTCGTATTCAACACGAGTTACTAACAAAGAAACTCTGACGGCAGAAGACCGTGAAAAGTGGAACAACACTATCACGGAGTTTGACGAAGTAAACAACTTCTATCAGACTACGGATCAGGGTCTTGTAGACCGATCAGCACATGCTACTATCGGCAGTAACCTAACAGAGGTATCTAACTCTTTGCGTAGCTTCAGTGGTGCTATCACTACTCGACCGGCATTCGAGAAAGATCCACGTTTCGGTTTCAAGACTGATAACGAGTTCCTACGCGAGTGTATGAATGCTACTCGTAATCCTGACAAAGCAGATCCTCGTATTATCGCAGTAGTGAATGCTGTAGGTAGTGACGAGTACAGTCGTGGTAACTGGCAGTCTGCTGGTATCTTGATTCCTGATACTATGATTGACCGTATCCTGTCTCTTACACCAGAGGCAGACTTTATCACCCCACGCTGTACCCGTATCCCTATGGGTTCAGGATCGGTACGAATCCCAGCACGAGTTGATAAAAACCACGCAACTAGCGTTACAGGCGGTACTCGTGTATACCGTACTAAAGAAGCAGCGACCGTAGCTAAGTCACTTGATACATTCGAGATGATAGCTTTGGAAGCTAATGAAATTGTTGGTGAAGCTGCTGCTACTAAGCAGTTGATGCGTGATTCGCCTATCTCAATTCCAGCACTCATTGAAGCATCTATGGGTGCTGCTAATGTGGACAAGCGAATTGACGAACTGTTGAACGGTAACGGTAACGGTATGCCACTTGGTGTACTGAACGCTGCTAACTTGGCACTACTTTCTGTAGACCGTGTTGCTAACCAGCGTGACAATGTTATCGTAAGTGGTATGGACGTTATCAAGATGGCAAAGCGTGTTTGGGGCTACTCAAACGCTATCTGGATTGCTAACCATGACCTGATGGATACGCTGGCTACCTTGTACGTTGCTGCAGGTACTGGTGCTGGATTCATCAAGCTGTTCTCTCCAGTAGAGGGTGGCGATGGTACTATGGCTACTCTGTTTGGTCGGCCACTGTTCTTTACTGAGTACGCTCCGGGCGTTACTTCAGGACAGGACGGAGATGATATCTCTGAGTGGTCTACAAGCATGTTGTCTTGTATTAACTTCAGCGAAGTACTGTACGGCGAACTGTATACTGAGTTCAATCGCAGTGTGCATGTTCGATTCAGCGAACGCGAAGAAGTATTCCAGTTCGTTACAGCTAACGATGCACGTCCTTGGTGGAAGACTGTGTTGACACCTAAGAAGGGTGTAACAACTCGTTCACCGTTCGTAACACTAACTAACACTGATACATCTGCTGGTTAAGTCAATCGGGCTGGCAGGTTAGTGATTTGGGCTATCACTTGATTAGCCCTATTTCTTTTCAAACATCAATAAGGAAGATATAATGGCAGGTATTTACAAGAACTCAATGGGCAGCAAGCTGTACATCCAGCCTCTTGGGTCTACGACGCTAACTGCAGGACCAGATACGCTACGAACTCTGAACCTTGTTACATTCGGACAAGTACAGTCTATCGCAGTTGTTATCGCTTCTGCAGTACTTGCAGGGTCAACAACTGTTATCTGGTACGGTGCCCCTAACGCAGACGGTAGCGGCACTCTAGTAGCAATTGCTACTCTGACTCTTATCTCAACGTCAACAACTGGTGTACTCCAGATTGATGCTGAAGATATCGGAGAAGCTGCTGAAGTAGCAGGATTGGGCGTAGCTGGCTTCAAAGCACTAGTGTTGAAGATCGATGGTGCTAACGCTGACACTATCAAGTCAACTGTAGTAGCTATCCCATTCCACGAACGAGTAGGCTTGACCCCATCAGCAGTAACGGCTCTTACTTAGTACATGGCTTCGGCTATGGAGACTGTATCAGTTTTCATGGGGGTTACTGGTACAGTCTTTTATATACAAGGTTAGACTCTAATGCCTCTAGTCATCGACAGAACTTCTGAAGCTGCACTAACGACATTGTTTGACACGGACTTCATTCGCAGTCTAACTAAGTATCTCGGTATGGACGCCGACACCCCTTCGGAAGATATGCCTCTCTCAGTGAATGAATTACTGGAAGAGGCTATCTCTGCTTGCGAACAAGAACAATGGAGATTCATTCTACCTAAACAGGTAAAGCTACTAGTGCCGGTAGAGGCATTCACCGACTACGATAGATTGGTATTCTTACCGCTAGGTGTAGCAGCTACTGTGGCAATTGCCTACACTGATACCGATGCAGCAACAGTACAGTTTACCGACTTCACAAAATACGATGGTGAACCGATTAGACTGTACTCTGATACTTGGATGGATATGGTTAACGATTGCTCAGAAGACCCATATCCTATCACAATCACATACACACCGGGGTACACCAGCTACGCTAAAGTACCTAAGTCTACCGTAAGAGCATTGAAGCTACTGGTATCGTATAACTTCGAGTTTAGAGGCATAGACGCTCCAATACCAGAGGCATACAAACATCATCGTAACTTAGCATGGTTAAACAATGACCGTGCTAACAGATACATTACAGACGACTGGAATAAGGTGTCGCCTAAATGATTAAACGATGTAACAAGCGATACGTATGCAAGTTCTATACATGCAGTGAAACAACGCTATCAGAACCCACCATCGATAGTATGGGACAGCTTAGTCAAAAGTTTAGTCTACATGCGAAAGGTGTGTTCTCTAAAGAAAAACCAAGATCACCTAAAGAAGTCAAAGAGGGTGACAGATCAATCAACGAACAAGAGTCATTACTAGTTGGTACGTGGACTAAAACTCTGTCTAATGTGACCCACGGGATGTACTGCTTTATTCCATCCCTCAGCAAAGTATATGTGGTACAAGGTGATGCAACTGATCCTATGGGTGACAGAAAGACCGTACAGATATCAATTGTTGATAACGTAACGATAAATACTAGTCAAGAGATGCCAGGCACCCTAATCTAATGGCTAAGTACAAGTTACCAATTATAGGGCTGAAAGTAAAACTAACAGTACCTAAGTTTCTTGAACCTGACCTACAGATGATGGATAACCAGTCTGTTGGTATCGCTATCAGAGAGGCATTGAGGGCTGCTGGCAGACCCGGAGTTGCGATACTAAAACAGATCCTTAAAGCTAGTCTAGCAGGAGAAGAACAGTCAACTGGTGCTACTGAAAGAGCAGTAACCATAAAGTACGGTAGATCTAAGAAGAACCCAAATAGTTTCTACTTAGCTATCGGCGTTGACAAGTCGCACTTCGAAGTGCATACAGCTACAGCACCCCACGGTCAAGTAACTAAGAAACGTCGTGGCAGGAAACTGCGAGGTGCTGGTCTGTATGGTACGCAGACTAGGATGAATAAGAAGCAGACAACAAAGACTAAAAAAGTGTTCTCTCGTTATCGTGATGCTGGTAGAATTAAAGCACTAAGAGGTAAGTCTTTCAAGCGAATGCCTAAGAGATACTTCCATCTTATTGATAACGGATTTGTTCACAGGCATGGATCAGCGGTACCGGGTTATAAGTTCATTGATAAGCTAAGAACAGCCCTACAAGATTCATTGCAGAAGACATTTGAAGAGCGGCTTAAAAATCTAGTAATGCCGGTCATCAGAAGAGAACTAATGAGAAAGTACAAGAATGTTCTCAAATAAAATAGCTAAGATGATACACGGACTACTTAGTAATTTAACTGTCCCAGCTTACTACGTAGATCAGGTTCCTAGCTTCGATCTAGTTAAGAACAAGAATGGATTCGTATGTTGGGACTGCGAAACCTCTAACCCTATGCACTGCACGGAAGGAATTGAGTATGCCGGTTCATCCATAGTACTTAACTTCAAACTAACTGTGACTGTATATGGCAGTACTATGTCAGTCAGGAATGCTATAGAAGCAACTATACTAGATGTGCTGCAACCCAAAGCTAGTGGTAAACGAAAACCACTAAAGTCAACACAATTGACTGACGGATTCATTAGGTACTTAGTGTGGTTAAGTACTGATGAGTTTCCTATACCTAAAACCGCACAATCCAATGCTGAACTATCAGCAACAGTATTAGTTTTTGATTCCTCAGTTTCAGTAGTGGAGTAATGCAATGCCCGTACGCGATGCCAGTAGGATTAGAGTGTTCCGTCCCAACGTCGATACTGACGCTGACGGTAGTGTAGAAGATAACCAGAACTCAGCTTATGTCTGCGTTGTAGGTAACGTATCGTGGTCTGGATTCAAACGTCAAGGTATTAAAACTACCTGCACTGAAGCATCAGTAGACGGTTGGGGCAACATCGTTCATACTTTCCGTGCCGGTAAGTTTATCGATCTAGGCACACTATCATTTGATGTTGACTACGACCCATCAACATCCGATGTTGTCAACTCATGGTTCCGTCAGACGCAAACTAAGAGCATGCGTGTTGACTTCCCAGCAGAGGCAGGCGAGACTACTGGTCCTAAGTTTACCATGCCATCGTTTGCTACTGATCTAGTACCTCACACAGAAGCACTAACTGAAGGCGATAATGCCCGTAGTCGTGCTACAATGACATTCAAGTTGGCGTCCGACTGGACTATCACTAACGCAACTTAATTTGAATAACCCCCAGTTTCTAACCCCTAGTCTAAGGAAGTATTTGTGATTCGTCCCCCAATTGTTCAAGATATCGGTAATGATTACGCAGTCATTGAACCACCAGCAGGTATGTTGAAGCTGATCCAGAATAGAGTAGAAGAAGTAAAGAACCTAGAATCTAGGTTCGTAATGCTTGACTACTCTACTATCTTCATTCTTGCTTGTCTTCATACTAAGCAAGAAACTGTAGGAGCATACAACCCAGTAGTCTCTAGTATTGCAGGACTGTTGGGTGTAGGCCCGTACTACACAATTCGTGATGCGTTCACTAATGCCACTGCTGCAGAGTTTATCTCTATCATCAGTGAGTTCCAGTTTACTTATCCTCGTGATGTTATTGATGAAGTGTTCAATAAGATTGACGAGTTGTGCTTCATCACTAAGAAGAAAGTAGATGACGAAAAAAAAGATTAGTGCCGGGAACTGATGAATACTTCATTATGTTCCTTTCTACTAGATGGGGTAAACCATCAAACGAAATCGAATCCCTACCTTTGGGCGAGTTCAACAAACAGAAACTGTTTTGGGAACATTGCTCTTGGGGTGGGATCGATGACATTATGGCTTTGCACCATTCGTTCTATGTCAATGTAAAGACAAGACAGAAGAACATAACAGTTGCTGTAGTGAAGCGAATGGCATTATTCAGCAGTTCTGTTAGAATTGCAGTTATAGAATCAACTAAAAGTATCCGCAATGCTTTCATGAGTATTGCTAGTGCGATGAAAGCGAACAGTAATGACTAAGATAGCCAGTGATGCAATGGTCATTCAACTTGCTATTGACATGGCAGGTGACGGTGAAGTACAAGACAGACTGAGCAGACTCAACGACTTCATTAATACCATCAACACTAAAGCGGCTAAGGGTACTGGTGCGGACTCTCTACGTCACGAACAGATGGCAGTCGAGGGTAAGTACGATCCTGAGATACAACGAAACTTAGAGATAGAGAAGGCTATTGCTTTAACAAACAAACTTAACCTCTCAGCAGAGGCACAGTTAGCGATACTAGCTGAGATAGAAGAAAGATATCGTAAGATTGTAGCACTTCAGCACAATCAATTTGAAGCTAATAATATGCCCGGCGATGATATGGCTGCTACGTTCAAAAAGAACGTAGCAGACCAACTAGCTGCCGAAGAAGCAATACTGAATAGTAAAAAACGAGCAGCTAAAGAAACTGAACGACTAGAAGAAGACCTACTATCTAGTCGTGAGAAAATGTTCAAGAAGTTAGCTGAAGTAAACAGACAGCTACTAGGTGGTGAAATTGATAAGGATGGTGCTAGACTTCGTTCCGATGCTGCTAAAAAAGAATATGCAGAAACAGTAGCTAATGAGGCCAAGATTGCTGCAGCTAAGCAAGAAGCTGCTGATAAACAACTAGCTAGAGAACAGGCTGATATAGCTAAAAGAACTGCAGCATTCCATAAAGAGTACAAAGACAGAGTAGACTCTATTAAAGCTCAGAAGCAAGCATTCGTTGATGCTGCTATTGACTCCACTCAACGTAAAGCTGCAGCATCTATTGCCGCTACCGAACTCGCAGACAAGCAAGCTAACGCTACCAGACAGCAAGCTATTAACCTACTGAATTCGTTAGAAGACGCTACTCAAAGATTTGCCCGCACTACTGATGAACTACGTGCCCACTTAGAGGCTGGAGATATAACCAACGAACAGTATGCACAAGGTCTGGCTAACATTGAACGTCGTCAACGATCAATGGCAGGTGGTGCCAACAATATGGCGTATGCGATAGGAAATACTGTAACAGGTCTTGAAGACTTTGTCACTGTATTGTCAATTACTGGTTTCGGTATGGAAGGATTCTCTGCTGCTACTCGTGCTGCTAGTAACAACGTAGGTCAAGCAGTAAGAAGTCTTGGCACAGCAGCAGCAGCTATTGCAGCACCGTTAGTGTCTATTGGTATGGTACTTGCCGGAGCAGCTATACCTGCTATCTACAGTTATATAACTGGTACAGAAGACGCTGAGAAGGCTACTCGCAAGTGGGAGGAAAGTCTTAAAGCCCTTATACGTACCGCTAGATTAGCAACTGACGAAGTAGCATTACAACTTAATCGTGAAGAGACAGGTCGTGATATCAAAGGTATGAAAGATCCAGACGCTATACTGGATCGAATGAAAGATACCGTTTCTAAGATAGCTAAACTACAAAATGAATTATCTGGAGATGAAGCTGAACTAAAAGCTAAGGCTCAAGGTATTCTTAGTAAGATATTTACTGGTGGAACTGATGGTGATTTCAGTAGGATGGTTGACACTCTTAGTGCAGCAGCAGCAGATAACCCCCAACAAGCTACTGACCTAGAAGCTATGTGGCGTGAAGAGTACGCTAAGATGCAAAGTGAGTTTCTAGATAATGCCGTAACAATGGGGGGAGATGCGGCTAAAGCTCAGCTAGAACAAGATATGGCTGCACTGCAGGGAGAAATGCAGACCATGTTGGAAGGATTGTCATATGACGAACAGGTGAGTGTTCTGCAAGATAGTGGGAGTGCCCAAGGGTTATCAGACCTACTTGGTGGGGGTAATGCGTTCTTAAATATGTTTCCTGACCTAATGAACGAAGCTGCAATTCTCGATCAGATACAAGCAGTAACTGAAGAACTAGCTGCTCTTAGCAAAGAAGATACCATTGAGAACAAAAAGAAAAGAGAGGAACTAAAAAGCTACCATCAAGAGTTAAACCAACTGATGGACCAGAGGAAGAAAGCACAAGAAGAAGAACGAGCCGCAAATGATGAGCAAGCTAGAATTGAAGGAGTACTGACTCAACAGCAAATTGACTCTGAGTTAAGATCTTTAACTATTCGACAGAAAAAAGCAAGTCTATTAGGGGATGAAAACGAAGCTGAACGTGCCCTACTAGATCTGGCAATGAAACGAGAACAGATGGGAGCATCAGGAACCATACCTGATGACGTTTTGAATAATCTGTTCAACATGGAACTGGAAGCTATAGCTACAGATCTTGAAAAACAGATAGCTAAAGCAGAAGAAATAACTAGAGCAGTTGGAATGGCTACTGAACCAGAAGCCTACACCTCAGCTAATAAGCAGATTATGGAAGCTGCAGGTAAAGACAAAACAAAGTTACAAGAACAGATTGATCTGCTAAAGGCTATACGAGATCAACTAGCCAGCGGCGGTACTATGACTGTGGAGGTTACGTAATGGGATTAAAACTAGTACACGGTTTCTTGCACGAGAAGCAAAAGGCTAAACCTGAGTGGGGTAATATATCTCTATCAGAAACTGTACTGATCGAGATGGAATACGCATCTGACAGGACGGTAGCTGTAATTAGTGGACTACCTGCTCACCCAGCAAGTCCTTCAAGCTACAATCCTAAAGGACTATCATTTACTTTCGATCTATCTCCACATCCTGATGCCCCTAACTTAGTACTACGTACTGCTGGAGATCTGGTACAAGTTGATGGTGCTGGAGTGTTCTGGACAGTAGAACTGACGTACGCCGTGTTCAGTACTGCTGAACTCAACGGTGGGTTTGCAGCAGCCGGAGGCAGTAACAACCATAATCCAAAACAAAGAAAAGACCAGAGAGAGTTCATAGACCCAGTAGACAGACCTGTAGTATGGAACATGTCTACTTCTATTGTGCAAAAGCAGACATATGTACGTGCAGTACAGGTAGCGGGAGTGGATGTGCCAATTATCCATGCTAACGGACTTCCTATAACAGAACCTTACTCTTTTGAAGAGGCACACGAAACACATAACTTCTCTTACAACATAGACTACACTACATTCGACCATGACGATTTTGATAACCATGTTGGTAAAGTCGATAGTGGTAACGCTTTAGGTCTAGGTACCGGTAGAATTAAGTTTATTAACTTTACCGCTAATGAAGAATACGAATCTAATGGTGAAGGATTAGCAAGAACTGTATACCATTATGTGCGAGTTACTCTCAGCTTCGAGTACAATCCTAGTGGTTGGGCTAGAGACTATAAACTAGTCTCTATGAGTACTGTTCAGTTGGTAGCTGGTGAGCTAATTCCCATTAATATCAGTCCTACTGAGTACGCTCAAGAACCTTGGCCACTGCTGGCTGATGGTACTGCTGCACAGTACGATGCACTCGATGCAACTATGTTTGCTTTAGTAGCTCATGGGTATCCTAGAACAATAAATTTAGAAGCTGTTGCAGATTCAAATCCCGGTCAAGGTAAGAAAGAACTAACAATACCATGACAACAAAGAAAACCCCAACAACAGTAGGTGTGTTCCGCCCTGAAGACGCTAGGGAAATCAAGAAGAGAGTACTCGGTAATGACAGGGCCACTAACTTCCTACAGGGACATAGTGGTAAGTTTGATCTTGGTTGGCACTTCTGCCTACTATTAGAAAACTTAGGAGTAGCAACTAACCCTTTAACCGGCTACACTCAAGCCGATGCAAGGATTATATTCTACCCTGAAAACACCAATAGCCTAAATAATGTAGTCTCGACTGTAGATCCGATAACTATAACTAACAGATCACCATCTAACAGTGCCGGTATTGGTGATCTTCTACTAGTTAGGTTTATCGTACGCGAATGGGCACCTATGTGGTGTGGTGGTGGTCAGCATCTTCAAGTAATCATGAGAGAAGATCTGTTAGCTGCTGTAAACACTAAGACAGATCCCAGCACGGCACAGGCTAGGATCTTACGACGCAAAGAAGATGGGGATTTAAGACTGTCCCTAGATGAAGTCACAGTTGTTAATAGATTCAAAAACATCAGCATTGACAAAGGTGTCTATGCTAAGGTAGAGTGGATTGGTGGGGAGTGGCAACCGTACGCTGCTGACTGTCCGCCTGGTGAAAGTATAGATCCGGGGAGTGTATAATGTTACTGGGATGTTGCCACTGCGAAGAACCACCTTCAGAGTCTAGCCTCAGTGAATCTAATCCCAGCGAATCCGCACCGAGTGCGAGCCAAAGCCAGTCTGACAGCGGATCGACGAGTGAATCGACGCCACCACCGAGTGAATCCGATTCAACGCCCAGTGCGTCTGTCTCCAGCGATTCATACGAACTGATACCTGCAGTTTGTCTCAATCACTTTGGGTGTGAGGCGATACCGAGGTTTGTAACGGCTACAATAAGCGGCAGTCCCGAACCCGGTACAATTTGCCATTGCGGTATGCTTATCACCACGCAGCAGTTAGAGTTCTGCCATTGTGTATATTACCCGCACGGCGGGTACTGGGTTCTGTACTACGCTGCACGAAAAGCTAAGGTGCAGTTTATAACTCCATTTATATGTACTGATTCTGGAGCTTATACTTGGTGTGATAACCGTCAGTTAAGTTCCTCATGTAAATTTTACCTAGAAGTAACGTCAACCGGTACGGTTGCTCTTTCTACCGGGAGAATCACATATGTCGATGGTTACCAGTTCTCAGTTAGCTGGTATGCCAACAGTGTTACCCACAACTGTCTAACATCAACTATTACACTGCCGTGGGTTGCTAATATAGACCCATTTCAACTAACGTGCGGTTTTGGTAGTGCAGTCATCACCCCAGGATAGTCAGAACAATGCGTACGTGTATATTTCAGGAGGAATGTGGAATTCAGGGCAAACACAACTGCCTGAACACATACTACGTGGTAACAGCAGGTCCGATAAGCGAGACGTACTGTTCTACTTGTAGGTATTCTCGTCCAATACGCACCGGACCTGCTGACTACTTTACTCAGACAATGGATCTGCTAGTAGCTAAAGCCCGACGTGGAGAAATACACGTTGCGGCGAAACCCTGTGGTGGTTGTCGTGAAGTTAAACGAAGAGAAACTGAAACGATGCAGTTCGTATATCCGTACTGGCATAGCGGAGCTAATGACGACGAGATACGATGGTCTGTGCGATCTATTGAGCAGCACTACATAGGTAAGTCAAAGATAACTGTAATTGGAGATAAACCACCGTGGTACACAGGCCATTACATACCGCAGGCAAGAGTAGGCAAGCACACAACTAATAGAGCATTCCGGGACATGCTTACTAAGATGTGGACAATGGCGGTACATAGTGAGATTGATAGCGAATTTGTCTGGATGATGGATGATATCTATTTTATCAAACCAGTAACAATAGAAGAACTAGAAACACCAAGGGCAACTACATGGTCTGGGTCTGACTCTAATAGTTGGCAACGACGAAAGAAGAATACAATGTCTGCTCTGTCGACAGCAGGCCGCACTGTTCACGACTATGCGACACACCTACCGCATACAGTTGAGAAAGACAAACTCAAACATATCTACGAAGAGTTCAAACTTCATGAAAATACCATGCTATGGGAAGTTCTGTACGGGAATACTTATCGAGGCAGGCCAATATCGCCATTCCCATTCTTCAGACGTATTCAAAAGAAGGTAGGACTAGAAGAGTTAAAACAACTTACTGAGAAGGCCAAAGTGTTTAATCACACAGCATCAGCATGGTGTCCCGGCGTTCGTCAATTCCTTATAGATTTGTTTCCTACCCCGTCTACATGTGAGAAAGAACAAGTCTTCACACCAAAGTACCCAGCAACTAAAAATGCTCGCCCGCCAGTGAAACGAAGACCACCAGAGACTCACAAGGTGAATGTTGAAAGGCAAGGTCAATGATACCTCACATCATGATCGTCCAAGCGGCATACTCAGACGCTAGACTGTCAGAGCTACGACTTAACATTGCACGCCACACATCAATACCATCCTTAGCGTTCCAGATGGTCAGACCGACAGTTCATATTGCAGTGAACCCCAACGATCCGCACTTACAGGCAAGATTGGAAGCGTACCGATCTACTGGGTGTGTTGTAGTTCCTCTATTTAGAACTGAATGGAAACTATATAAAGAAGACTGGCAATTACCTGATGGGCGTAAGATCGTTAGTCGTATGGACGATGACGATGTTATATGTAGTAGCTACTGTAGAGAAATAAGGAATGCAGTACCAGAGTCCGGCGAATGGAACATGATGTTTCCGGTTGGATATGTTTGGTGGCGTAATACTGCCTACCTTTTAGACAAGCCCGGTATCCAATTCGTAACGCTAGTGACAGATAAACAAACAGACCCACATCAGGAAGGGCATTGGAAGTATCACGAGGCATGGCCAACAAAAGTAGTTAGTAGGTTGCCGTCTTGGATCTGGGTTAGGCATGGTGCAGCATCTACTAGTACGCTTTCGAGGTATAGAACTAGAAAGCTAAAAGGTATCGATGCTAAGCGTATACCAATTAACCTCAGAGCAATACAGCGAGCAATAGAACCCACAGGACTTGCATCTGGTACCTACGAACAACATCAGAACCAAGCCACCTTACGTCATGTCCTGCAACAGAACCAAATTCACACTGGTACTAACATACCGCGAGGTCTTGAGGTACCTAATAAATGAATCCATTCGCTACACACCAGCGAATGCTGGTCAAATACCTGATGCGAACGACAGGGCCAATCGTAGAGATTGGTTGTGGGGACTATTCAACGCCGCTAATTCACGAAATCGCGTCAGCACAGGGCCGCACAGTGCTTACACTTGAAAGTAATGCTGAGCGGCTGCATCGGTTCAGCAATTACAAAACTGATTGGCACTCGCTTCAATACGTCGAATCGTGGGACAACTGGCATCCAGAGGGCCGATACGGGCTGGCGTTCATCGACCACGCTCCAGGGGACCGCAGGCCGATTGAGTACTTGAAGCTGCGAGACATTACCGACATACTAATTCTGCACGACACAGAAGCAAGAGGCTACGACTGGCACGCGATTTACCCACACATGGACCACATTGAAACAGATGCTAATACTAAGCCGTCTACTACGGTGCTGCGTGGGCTGAATTCGTCTGTGCAGTTTCCTGACGTGGCAACACCTTGGCGGAATCACTGGACACTAGGGCTACGGTATTTGGTAGTCGTCCCTACGCATCGCTTAGACGTGGCTAAATCTACAATCGATCTACTTGAAAAGTCCCTGACGTATCCGACAGAATTTCACGTACTCGATGGATCAAAGGGTAAGTGCCACGCAATAAATGCAGCTATGGTAGATAGGCTGCGACTAGGGACACATGACATTTACTGCACGGTTGATGATGATCTGATTATGTCTCTTAACTGGCAGCATTTTATTGCATGTGCGTTTGATAGGGTGCCGAAGCTCGGAGTGTGTGGCATCGACTATCGAGGAAGCGAAGTTGGTGAATTATTAATGTCAGCGGCAATCAATGTGCCGATTGCCAGAGTCGCAGATATTGAATTCCGTGACTGTACAGGGGTGCAAAATGTAGCTGGTGGTTGTATGGCAATGCCTGCCGCAGTAGCGAAGAAAGTTGGACCGTTTCCGTTAGCAGATGATGGTAGGATCTATCACGTTGAAGAAGACGCTTGGCGATGTCACAGGGCGATCACTCTTGGTTATCGAATCGGCTATGTGAGCAATCCAAACGGCGTTGTTGAGTTGCTGGGCCATGCCAACACCCCGCAGTACATGAGCAGAAAACAGGATGATATCGCCAACTGGAAGCGTAACAGAAAATAATAACCATTACAGTAGCGTCATGACCTTTACATTTACGAAAACCCCACTATACTTCACTATTGAGTTCCTGCAAGTCTCTAACCCCCAAGTGAGTCCATGCCGCTAACAGATTGGTTCGTTTGCGTCACCACTGCCCCTAGAAAAGATCCCACTATAAGCAGTTGTCTGACGTCTATTACTGCTTGTGGTTGGAACCCTGTAGTATTCGCAGAACCAGACTCACAGACAGTAGAGGGGTACAGATTTGTTCATAACTCAGTAAGACTAGGAGCATGGCACAACTGGTTAAAGTCTATGCGTGCCGCCTTAGAGAGTAACGCTAAGTACATTCTATCAGCACAGGATGACTCGTTATTCCACCCAGACAGCAAGCAGTTCATAGAAAGAGTAATGTGGCCTAGTGGTAATACTGGGTTCATTAGTCTGTACACAGCAAAGCACTACTCGCAAAATCTATCTGGAGAGTTAAAACCACTTGGGTTAAAAAGACTAATCACATCCAGCTTGTGGGGTGCGTGTGCTTTGGTGTTCCCTAGAGATGTAGTAGTCCAAATACTGGATCATCCTCTTAGTCAAGAATGGACGGGTATCGCTCCTAATACCTTATCGGAAGGACAGAAATTAAAGTTACTACAAGAGAAGAAAGAAAAACCATATCTAATACAGAATGTAGATACCCTGATAGGCAGGGTGCTGAACGGTATTGGGTTGGAGATGTGGTGTGTAGACCCATCACCCGTACAACATATTGCAGTGTACTCTTCTGTCGGTCATGCTGACAACAACACAGGTAAGCGTAATTGTCTACGTTGTGCCGATCACAAACTCCCCTTAGACAAACAGGTATTCCCTGATGAGGATATGTACTTCAATAAGTCCACGACGTAAAGAAAGACAGCAGAAGTGTATTAACTCGTGGCTGGCACTAGGGTGTAAAGTCACCTCTATACAGTCCGAAGGAGAATCATCTACTCTTCAGCAAGACTACCCGGAAGTTAATTTTATAGAAACCACTTCAGTAGGTAACGCATTCAATAGACCTAAGTTGGTAAGAATTCGTGCAATACTAGATCAAGCTATAAATAGTCCAATACTGATACTTAACTCGGACATCGAAGTTAGAACTACAGTAGCGGAATTTAATAAAGTTTGGAGACCAATAGAGGGTGACAACCTGCAGATGGGAATTAGATGGGATGAAGATCCTAAGACTAAATCTCTAAACCTTCTGAAGTACGGTATTGATGCTTTCTTAATCACTCCCAAAATAGCTAAAGATCTGAATGATATTGGGATGACTATGGGATGCCCTGCATGGGATTATTGGGTGCCTATACACCTACAGCGTAAAGGCTACCAACTACATACTAGTAAACACCTGAGTCTATTTCACGAGACTCACGAGCAGAACTGGAATAAGGAAGACTTTAAGATAGGTGTCTCCCTTCTACAGAGACACTATAACCTATCCTTAAAAGAAGCGTCTACTTTCATACTCAACATAACAGAAAGAACAAACCTCTAGTGTCATATTCTATCTTCATTAAGACTTGGAAAGAGGATGTTAAGTGGTTGCCCTACACTCTACAGTCTATCGAGAAGTACGGTACTGGGTACAAGGAAGTAGTAATTGTAGCTGATAGATCTTGCCTAGAGCAGGTTAAATCACTAGACACACTAGGTCTGTACGAAGTAGTTGCTGTAGAGGATTGGGAGAACGGTTATATACAGCAACAATGGATGAAACTAAATGCAGATGCTTTTATAGAGTCTGAATATACACTATTCGTAGACTCTGATTGCATCTTCCATACCCAGTTTGACCAAGAGTCTTTTATGCGAGATGGTAAGCCTATCTTGTTAAAGACTAGGTATGGTAATCTGGGAGGTGCTGAAGTATGGAGACCTATCACTAGTTCGTTTGTGGGGTTTGATGTTGAGTACGAGTACATGCGACGACTACCGTGGATGTACCGTACATCATCATTAATTGCATTCAAAAACAAATACCCACACACCCACAATCATCTAGCTGAACTGTCTACTCGTAACTTCAGTGAGTTCAATGCGTTAGGTGCATTCATTGACAAGTACGAGAACGATCAATACTGTGTATCAGACACTGAAGTGTGGATTCCTGATGCTGTAGCTAAACAGTACTGGTCATGGGGAGGTATAACCCCTGAGATACAAATAGAGATCAATAACTTCCTAGCAGGAGCAGTACGTTGAAGATACTCCCTAACGGCATAGCAGTAATCGAAAAAGATACTCACATCTCAGCATGGGTTCAAGAGCATGGTAAGTTATCAATAGCCGAAGATATGCTACTCCCATTCAAAAAATACATTCCACTGAATGGAACTGTCATCGATGTGGGAGCCAGTATTGGGGACCATACCATAACCTACGCTGAGTGGGTAGGTACAGGCGGTACAGTAGTGGCCTTCGAAGTAAATCCCCGTGCTTATGTTTGCCTGCAGCACAATACTAAATATTTACCGCAAGTACTGCCAATCAAGACAGGGCTATCTAATGTTGAAGATAAAGTGACCCTAGTAGAACTAAATAACTCAGGTGCTGCTTATCTGTCGAGTGATAAGTCTAAAACTAAGGTACCCGTAACAACACTAGACTCTTACGAGTTCGAAGATGTTGACTTCATGAAGATTGATGTTGAAGGGTACGAAGTCAAAGTGCTGGAAGGGGCTATCAAGCTAATCGAAGACTCCCGGCCTGTAATACTGATTGAAGTCAACAGGTACACACTGGAACGTGCTGGAACGTCTGCAGATGCGTTGTTATCATTGCTGACCGAACTAGGGTACTCAATGGAGATTACTGACAGTCGAATACCGTGGTCAGACCCTCAGTTTGATTTGATTTGTATTCCGCTGGAGAGAGTAAAATGTTAACAGCCGAAGAAGTTAGAGCAATGTTTTCGTACAATAAAGACACAGGAATATTGGTATGGGCTATACCAAAAACTCGAAGTGTTAAAGTAGGGTCTAATGCAGGGTGCTTGTTTACTAATAAAGTAACTGGAAAAGCATACTACAGAGTTAGTATCAATAGTAAAAACTACTTAGTACACCGAGTAATATGGTTACTGGTAACCGGAAGTTGGCCTGAACATCAAATTGATCATGAAAATGGTAATGGAATAGACAACCGATGGTGTAACTTGAGACAAGCCACTTCTCAAGTAAATAACAGTAATGCTAAGCAACGAAAAGATAATAGGTCTGGATGTACTGGAGTGTTTTGGGTTCCACAACATCAGTACTGGCTTGCGTACATAAACTACCAAGGAAAAAGAAAAAACTTAGGTTGTTACATACGTAAAGATGAAGCTATTTCAGTACGTAAACTGGCTGAAGTAGAGTACGGTTTTCATCCAAACCACGGAACTATAAATAAATAAAACCCACTAGCCATAGTTGACTAGTGGGTCTGAGAAGCCTAGTACATCTAATGTGTGTTAGGCTTTCTTTGTTGCCTTCCTATCTTTTGGTGATACGTAAATCAGTTCGTTGATTGCTCTTGTGATAGCAACAAACTTTAGATTCATCTCCTGAATCTTAGCTTCCTCACTCTTTGCCATTGGGTGAGGCACGTTACCGGGATTGTAGAAGAATACCTTACTCGCTTCTAGTCCCTTACTGCGATGAATCGATGATAGACGAATACACTTCTTCACGTCGCTATCATCAAAAAGACCATCAATGAACGTAGTCATCTCTTCAATTGACTCACATTCATCAGCAATCTGTACAATGCAGTCTGCCTGATCGTTGACAATGATCTGCTGTGCATCTGTATCTGACAGTTTAGCTGTTAGCTTGTCAATCTCCTTACCACGCCATGCTTCAATAGCCATTGCCAACTCTCTAATGTTATCGATCTTATTCTTTCCTTTACCCCTGATCTTGTTAATAAGTTTGATTAGTCCCTTACCGATATCTCGACCAACAACCTTGACATTCTTTCGTTCTTTAACTAGCTTCCATGCAATTGACATTAGTGGGGCATTCACTCGACTAACTAACATATCTCCTTCAGTTAGTTCCATATCTTCTTCGGCTACAGTAAACACTTTCCCTTCAGGATTAGTCGCACCGTAGTTGATAGCGTCACCAACAATCTTCTTAGCTTCCTCTACAATAGCCTTACCGCAACGGTACGTGTAGCTCAGTGGAAGAACTGATACATCCTCAATTGACTCTTCAATACTAGCAAATGACTGTGTATCAGCACCAGCAAATCCATAGATAGCCTGATTAGGATCACCAATGAAGATATAAGTATCGCAGTCTTGATTTAGAATTAGCTGCAACTTACCGTGTGATAGGTCTTGTGCTTCGTCAATCAACATGATATCGAAGTTAGTCTTGTAACCGTATCGTGCTGGCAAATAGATCATATCATCGAAGTCAATGTCAATAGGCTTAGCCATGATCCCGGTCTTGATCTTACTTCCTTCTTTAATAATCCAACTAACTGATTGAGCCAATACAGTGTAGTCTGCAGATGGTTCATACTGGCGTGTCATGCACATCATCTTTAGTGAGTCAGCAGTAATATCTGATTCAACCATCAACTGATCCTTACACATCTTGACTAGTTCTTTGACATCATCAAGAATGTCTCTTCCTTCTTTGTCTAGTTCCTTGATGTTCTTGACGTCAGTATACTGTAGATACAGATTAGCGGTCTTCCATGCGTCAGGTCGGTTACACTTAACACCTGCTGATCGTAGAATCTTGAAGCCAAGTGCGTGAATAGTACTTGCAGTACCGTGAGTAATACGCTCACTTAGTTCCTCAGCGATACTCTTATTGAATGCAAGAAACACAACATCCTTACTGCCATCGATTCGTTCCTTCATCCATTCCCAAATAGCAAGCTGTTCGTCCGAAGGCTTGTATCTTAGATCACTCATAATACTACGCTTAGATACGCAGTACGACAGACCGTCAACAATGGTAGTAGTCTTGCCTGATCCTGCAGTAGCGTTAACAATTAGTGCTTCACAAGTCTTAGTAGTCATTCTTCTGTCTTTCGTTCAAGTCTTTAACTCAGCAGTACTTTACTGCCTCACTCCAATAATTATACCAGAATCCAAAATCCATAACAGATCAAAAATCGAAAATATCAAAAGTAATTTAGACTTGACTGTCCGCCTGGTATCGACTATATTACACCTCGCCCCCCATTTGTAGCTGACTAGTCAGATCCTATCTGATGTATTCGTTGCACCCTGAAGCAACGTCTGTCACTTATGGGATCTGTCTAGTCAGCTATTTTCATTCACACTCCAAGGATTAATGATGAGCGACGTAACCCCCAACAAGCCTAGTCTAGAGTCAGTACTAGACAAACTGAAAGTAGATAGCAGGCTAAAGACATGTGTTATCCAAGTCAACAGCATCGAGAAGGCCAAGCTATTACTAGACAACTTCAATGATACTAACCGTCCACTAAGTAAGTCCCAGTACCGACTATACAGTAATGAGATGCTACGAGGTAAGTGGCGACTAAACGGAGAACCATTCATCTTCGGTATAGATGACCAGACAGACGATGAGTCTGCTATCTCAATGCAGCATCGACTACACGGTCTTATTGAGGCTATCACAGCTTACGAGAAGAACCCAGATAACTACCCTGAAGCTCAGTTAGACCTAACGGTAGCCGTAGTATATAATGTTCCTATGGATACTGCCGATACGGTAGACCTTGGAATGACACGTAAGCACGGACACGTTATCTATCGTGATGAGTTTGTAGACAGTGTAATTCCAAAAGAATGGTGCAATACTAACAGTCGTAAAGCCAAGTGGTGTAATACACTGGCAGGTGCTGCTAGACTTGTTTGGTTGCGTTGTGGTGGTGCTACTGTTAGCTCAGCACCTAAGTTCATTGTATCTGAGATGATGGAGTTCATCAAAGAAGACCACAAGAACCTATGTAAGTTCGTCTCAGCAGTACTATCGTCAAGCGAAGAAGAAGGGGGAGGGCTAAAGATTAGCGTACCTTATATCGCTGGTCTATGCTACATGGCATCACTTGATAGCGATGGCGATCTGCACAAGGATACTATGGATACCTTGCTAGATGCAGTACTGGCTATCGCTCAGAATAAGGTAACTCCCGGCACTGCTGAACATGCTCTAGTAACATACTGGAACAAGTTGTTCGCTACACCGGGAAGTAAGGACCGAGATCTTGAGATTGTAGGGCCATTCGTTAAAGCAGTGAATGCAATCATCATCGGTGAAAAGACCACTGCTGCTAAGATTGCACTGACGAAGAAAGAACAAGAAGGGTATACTGCTTTCCCACCACTACTAACTGGATACGATGAAGCCTGTTTTGAGTATGCAGCACAGGTAAAGGCTGATAATACTCTAGCTGCTGAGATTGCTAAACAGCAATCACAGATCCAGAAAGACGAAGCACGTATCCAGAAAGAAAATGAACGTGCTGAGAAGGAAGCTATCAAAGCTAAGGAAGCAGCAGCTAAAGCTAAGGAAAAGGAAGCAGCACTCAAGGAAGTAGAAGAGGCTAAGGCCAAGGCACCTATGAAGCCGGGTGTTATGTCTGTATTAGGTAAGGCTGTTAAGGCTGCTAATGACGCGAAAGCAGCTAAGAATGCTGTTAACAGCGAAGTAGCAACTAAGCCTATTATCAAGCGTAAAGCTGTTCCAGTAGGCAGTGGCAAGTAATGTTCGCTATCGGCTGCATCATTCTAGTGGCTTAGTCTTTCTCCACGACAGTGATGGCACAAGTTGATTGAGTGCCAACTTGACAGCGACGGACGCCCGTAACCGTCATTACTACCTGTTACAACAGATGGATAGTTGACACACCTAGCTAATACTTCGTGTGAAACGTAGGTTCGAATCCTACACAGGTAGCTGCTTTTCTAACTCTAACCTCAGAAAGCCCCCAATGCTAGGATTTGAAGAAGACGACACTACTAAATCTTGTCTAAACGCACAGCAGGGTGGAACTCACTACCAGCAAGGCACCATACAGCCAATTGAATACATCCATGCTAACGATCTTAACTTCTTTGAGGGTAACGCTATCAAGTATATCACTCGCAATAGCAGGAAAGGATCAGCAGTAGAAGACCTAAAGAAAGCCGTACACTATCTACAGCTTGAGTTGAAATTCAATCATGGTATCGATTCAGTAATGGAGTACAGTGATGCAGTACTTGGGGATTGATCCGGGACAGTCAGGCGGCATCAGCATACTAGATGACCATAGAAAAGTCATCAGTGTGTGTAAGCTATCCGAGACTGAACACGACATATGGACTTGGTTGAATGACACTACTGATATCTTATCAGCAGTGGCTACTATCGAACAGGTCCATTCAATGCCCAAACAAGGGGTAACTAGTTCATTCACCTTCGGAAAGAACTACGGATTCCTCATTGGGTTACTAACTGCGTCACAGATACCATTTAAGTTTGTAACACCTCAGAAGTGGCAATCAGGAATGAAATGCCTAACTAAGGGCGACAAGAACGTATCTAAAGCTGCAGCACAAAGACTCTGGCCTACTATCAAAATCACTCACGCTAATGCAGACTCACTGCTAATAGCAGAATATGGAAGACAAGCTCTATGGTTGTAAAGACTATATGGAATCCTGCTGAGAAAGGACTATCAGTATCGGCACTATCACTCTTCTGGGTTAACCCTGTAGCATTCGAACTCAAGTACTTCCAAGGACTAGAACCAGTCATCCCTTGGAATAAAGATATGGGGTACGGATCACTCATAGGTGCTGGTATAGAAGGATGGATAAAGACCAGAACCGATCAAGGGATGGCAGACTGTATCGATGCTCAGTACAAGAGAGAGATTGCTAAACACGATGAATGGGATGACATCGGTTGGTGGACAGAACTAGCCTACGCTCAGACTAGACTATTCATCTCAATCTACAGCAAGCACTTTGATGACTACGATATCACTCGTGCTGAAGAAAGAATTAAGACTACAGTTACATTACCGTCAGGCAGAGATATAACCCTAGCAGGTTACCTTGACGGTAGCGGTGACGACAATGTCTTTGAACATAAGTGCAGATCTGACTGGAATACAGAAAAGATCGCATCTGAGATAGATATGGATCTTCAGTTCAACTTCTACTTGTTATTGTACTACCATAAGTACGGTAAGCTACCTGATATCTTGTGGTATCAACACTCACGTAGACCTAGCGGCTTTGCATACCGTGGACCTAAGAAGAGGGATACTGAGACTAAAGACACATTCCTAAAGCGTACTATTACTTACGTCGTAGAGAATGCTGATAGTCACTTCTACCAGTTCATTGCTAGACCTAACATGGAGAGGTTTCAAAGATTCCTTTGCGTATGCCTGTACCCTAAGCTAGATCAGTTCCTGGACTGGTACGATTACATGGTAGGCGAAGATACTTATCGACTAGAGTACAATGGTATCAGACAACCTCAGTACAACTCTCTACACATGATGACACCTTACGGACTGTTTAACCCTTACGTAGAAGGAAGAGACGAATCATTTAGGAACTATGCAATGACAGGTTCAACACTCGGATTAAGAAAGACAAAGAGATGAAGAAAAGACCATCACAACCTACAGCAACTCATATCATTCCTCAGAAGTTACCACCAAAGTCATCACCATTCAAGTTTGCTAATACTAGCATACCCGACACTGGTAAGTTTATTATGATGTTTGGCGAGCCGGGAGAAGGTAAGACTACACTAGCAGCACAGTTTCCTGCACCTATCTTTATCATCACTCACGGAGAGACTGGTATTGACTCAGCTAAGAATGCTGGTGTAGCTGATCAAGACATTCCAGTAGTACGACTGGAAGAACTATACAACACCGACGACATACCTGATGGCGTTGGTCATCCAGCATACAACAAGTGTATTGAAACACTTAAAGCAGTTGCTGCTGGTGGGCATGATCGTCGTACAGTTGTAATCGATACGCTATCGGGATTTGAAAAGATCAACGAACAGCACTGTGCTAGTGTGGAATTTAAGGGCGATATGAAAGGACGCTCACAGGACGAATGGAACGCATGGGCTTCAGGACCACGCAGAGCAGAGGCATATTGGAGTAGTGAGTTCATTCCAGCATGTCTATCGTGTATTGAAGTTGGATACAATGTGGTACTGCTCGCACACTGTAAGACAGTAACTATCAAGAACCCTAATGGTCCTGACTATCAGAAATACCAACCTGATCTGGCTGACCGTATCTTAAACTCTACTTCTAAGTCATTGCAGTACCTACTGTACCTTGGCAAGCAACCAGAATTTGAGACAGACAAGGCAACTAAAAAGAGAACAGTAAAGAGCAATGAACGATTCATTGGACTAACCAATGAGACTTGGTACAGTGCTAAGAACTGGGATAACCTACAAGACCCTGTCTTTTGTGGAATGTCTGCAAAAGAGACATACAATAACTTAATCACTCAAGTAAAGATTAAATAATGGCATCATTTGAAGACATGACAGTAGATGTTAGAGTCACACCATCAGTAGAGCTAGACCACATGATGATGGTAGCTGCCCTACTCAAGCCGGGACAAGAAGTACTAGACTCGCTAACACCAATTAAATGTGACATCTGTCACGCAGCAGTTGGTGTTAGTGGCGAAGCAGGGGAGTTACTCGATGCAGTCAAGAAGTTTATATTCTACGACAAACTAATTGACGTTATCAATGTAATTGAAGAGTTAGGAGATCTTGAGTTCTACATGGAAGCTCTAAGATCTAAACTAGGTATCACTCGTGAAGAAACACTAAAACAGAATATGGAGAAACTTGCAGTAAGATATAAAAATTTAGAGTACTCAGATAAAGCTGCAGTAGAACGAGCAGATAAGGCTTAGTTGTTAGAGTCAATTGTCAATTTAATTTCATTTCAAAGGTAAGTTTATTATGGCACCTCCTAAACCAGCAGCAAAACCTTCTAATGCTCCACCTACTGAATCAGTATTTGCAGCAATGAAGAAGCAGTCAGCACTAGCTAAGAACATGGCTAAGGCTAAGAAAGTTGTAGCAGTACGTGAGTTTGATGGACCAGACGGGGACTATACTTCTAACCTCTCACGTCTCAGCCACTACACTAAGGACGGATCACTCGGTGCAGTACTTGAGTTCCGATGTATCGATGACGGAGAGTATTGTGGTCAGAAGATGGTTATCTTCTACTCATTCAAGACTACTGATCGTGAGACAGTACAGGAAGTACAGAATCGATTCTTTGAGACTATCCAGCTACTTGGTGTAAGCACTGACGTAGAAGATGATTCTGAACTCGATAAGGCTATCGGCAGCATCATCTCTTCTAAGGACGCTATCACTCTACGTGTCAAGTCAGGCAAGAAGCCGGGAAGTAAGTTCATCAACGTAGTAGGCGTTGCTAATGCTGCAGAAGAGATTGAAGCAACTGACTACGTCGAGGAAGGCACTGAAGAAGTAGAAGAAGTCGCTACTGAAGCACCAGAAGAAGTAGACGAATGGGAAGATGAAACTGCAGAAGAAGTAGAGGAAGAGGAAGAAGTAGAGGATACCAATGTTCCTTCAGCGTGGGTAGGGTACGCAATGCTCTACAAGGGCAAGGAAGTAGAAGTACTGTCTGCTAATGATCCTGAGATGAAGTGTACTGTCAAGGACGGAACAAAGAAGATTATTGTTCCATTCTCAGCACTCTCACCACCAGCTAACTAGTACTTGGATACACGGCAATGTGTGTGGGGCTGTAGCTTAATGGTAAAGCGGTGAACTCATCAGAAAGTTCATTGAACTGGGTTCGAATCCTAGTGGTCCTAATAACCTACCAGATAACTCACTGGTAGGTTTCTTCATTAAGGAAAGATCATGTACTCAATAGACACAGAAACAACAGGACTTTACTTCACTCATGGTTGCCAAACATATGCTATCGGTATCTACAATGGTGAAGACTTCTCAATGTTCTACAGAGGTATCAACCCTGAGACACGTAGACGCTATGTAAACTACGGAGAAGAAACCACAACAAACATACACACTATGTTTGAGTCTAAAGATCTGATAGCAATTCACAACAGTGGATTCGATATCAAAGCTCTAGTAGAGGCAGGGGTATTCCACAAAGACGAACCCACTAAACCAGAGTTCTGGAAGCGTATCGTTGACACCACTATCCTTAGTCATCTACACCACAACACTGATCCTAGAGGACTTAAAGAACTCACACCTCAGTATCTTGACAGAGACTATCTATCCGAGACCGCACTGAATACACTAGTCAATAAGTGTAGAATGTTCGTGCGTAAGCGTAGACCAGAATGGCTACTGGCAGGACCAGACACACCACAACTAAAACCTTCATCCTCTAGTCCTAAGTGGTGGAAGTCTGATATGTGGTTGCCTTACGAGGTAGCATCAGAGTTCACAAGGAAAGAAGTAGAAGACTACGGTATTGACTATGACCTGTGCGAGAGTTCAGTAGAGACTTACTTGAAAGACGACTGTGTCAATACATTCGATCTTGCTGAGTGTCTGATGCAGTCGGTAATAGAATCGTACGGTGAAGATGTAATGACGTATCTGGAAGTCAACAACCAGATTCTACATGTCATCTACAAGATGGAGATGCACGGCATCAACATCCATCAGCAAGAACTGAAAGAGGCAATAGAAACCTGCACACAGTGGATCAAGAAGCTAACAGAGCATACAGAAAGAATAGCACGAGTTAAAGACATCACCGACAGCAAGCTACGTAAGATCCTATTCGAGGACATGCGACTAGAAGTAGAGAAAGAAACTAAGTCAGGGCTAGGTAGCGTAGATGCTGCAACACTAATTAAGATTAAACGATCATTCAACCCTACAGATCCTAACACTCAGCAAGCCAATGAGTTCCTCACTAAGATGATGGCACTCAAGAAGTATGAGAAGAAGCTAGGCTACCTTACTAACTTTGACAACTCCAGAATAACCAGTACAGTACATCCTAGCTTCTTCATCGTGGGCACCGACACTCTTAGAATGTCTGCTAAGAACCCACCACTCCAAACTGTCAGCAAAGCTACTAACCCATTCGAGGATGAATTTGATGATATTACTGCACTGCTGGAGAAGTCACCACCGTTACGTAGTGTATTTGGTCCCGGTAGGGACCGATGGTGGCTTTGCAACGATTACTCACAGCTTCAATTGCGTATATTCGCTGTTGTCACTGACGAGACAGATATGGTTGAGGCATTCGCTAGAGGATGGGACGCTCATGACTACACTGCAAGAAAGATATTCGGGCTGAGTGACTTCGATACACCAACTAAGGGACAGAGGCGTATCGCTAAGAATGTCAACTTCGGCTTTATCTTTGGTGCATCTCCCAAGAAGATAGAGTCAACTGCAGGTATGGTTGGATTGTGGGACACTGTCTGTGCTATGTTCCCTAACGCACATGACTTCATTCAATACCAGAAAGAACTACTAAAGAATGGTGACCCTGTACGCACACTAGGAGGATACCCACTTGATGTTCCGATGAAAGAAGTTAAGTGGAAAGCAACACACGAGAAGGCGGCTCATGCGGCAGTCTGTTACATCGTCCAAGGCAGTGAGGGAGAGATTGTCAAACGTGCCATGCGTCTATGTGATGACTACCTAGCATCTAACTATCCAGCAGGGCATCTGTGCCTACAAGTACACGATGAGCTAGACTTCGATATGCCAGCTAAGTTCCCGAAGAAGCATGGTCTGAGACTAAAGCAACTGATGGAAGAAGCTGCACTCATCTACGGCGTGCTGGCTCCTGTTGAATGTGAGATAACTACTAGACGGTGGAATGAAACTAAGGAGGTGAAACTTGTCATCTGACTTCATCAAGAACCTAAAAGAACTAGAGACTGCTATAGCTACGACTAAGCAAGAACCAGAAGTTGTAAAGGAGCAAGTAGTTACAGAGGAAAAAGTACCCAGTATCTATAGAGTTGTACTCGACACCTCTAGAGATCCAGATCCTTATGGCTACCACGGCATACCTTTATCAACTCGTTTAGCATACATGGGGTGGCAGTAGATGTTTGATCTTATGGGGCAGACATTCGGAAGACTAACAGTTATAGAGTTTGCTGGTCACTTCCCACGTAAGACTGGTAAGGTACGTGCATGGCGATGTGTTTGTACCTGCACTACAAAGACAATAGTATCTACAGGTGACTTACGGCACGGACGTATACAAAGCTGTGGGTGTCTTAGATCAGACAACATATACCAAAGAAACATAAAGAAAGAAGGCAAGTAAATTGAAACTACTAGACCACCTACAAGTACCGTACAGTGGAGACAGTAACAACATAAAGACTGAGTGCCCATTCTGTGGATCTGATTCACTATCAGTAGACGCAGAAGCACCGCATCAGTTTCAATGTTTTAAGTGTCACGAGAAGGGCAATGCTTTCTCCTACCTCAGAAAGTGGTATGACAGCTTACCAAAACTAAGCAAGGCAGATGCTACTGAGCTATGTGGTATGAAGAAGGGGCTACTGCCAACAGTAATCAGACTAGCTGGAGTGCGATGTGCGTTAGGTTGTTACTGGATTCCAGTGTATAATCAAAAGAACCATTTGATGGCAGTCCACAAATATGTACCTGAAACCAATATTATATATAGCAGCCCTAAGCCTACCAGTCTTACTATTCTTGGCCTTAACAACCTTAGCAAGTCTGATACTATTTGGGTAGCTGAAGGCCACTGGGATTACTTCACACTGTTGCCTCAAATGGACGGTACAGGTATTGATCTGTTAGGTACCAGTGAATCATACTTCAACTCAGCACAGCTACCTGTACTCAAGGACAAACACATTGTACTGCTGTACGACAATGACCTAGCAGGTAAAGATGGTGTAGACTATGTGGCTAGAAACATAAAGTCTAACACTATCACACACCTCAGCTTGTCTTATCTGGATTGGGGTAAGATAACACTACCTTCAGGACAACTAGAATCTGGTTACGATATAAGGGATCTACATAATGTCTTTGCTAGTTGAACTCATCAATGCTTCACTAACTCAAGTTGATCTTGCTGAGATCGAGATAGTTAAAGCTAAACACTGTACATCATTCGAACAACTAATGACTATCTACAAGGAAGATCTTGTAGTAACTGAGTCATTCGAAGACTGCATGGCAGTGTGTCTTGCATTCCATGTCTCAGTTAAGTTAGAATCAGAACCTCTTTGGATGTATTTAGTAGGGGCACCATCAAGTGGAAAGTCTACCATATGCGAACTACTGTGTGCAGACGAACACCATACTAGACCACTCAGTAAGTTTACAGGACTCGTGTCTGGTAGCAGGCAAGGTCAACATCTTATACCGTTCCTGCAGAATAAATGTGTTATCGTTAAAGACGGTACACTACTGTTGGAATCGACACCTCAACAGTTGGCAAACGTCTATGGCGAGTTGCGTGATATCTTTGACGGATCACTAGAGGCTAAGTACCGTAACGGAGTCTCTGCATCCTTCAGCAACATCACCTTCGGTATGATTATTGGTATCACAGAACGTGTATACTCACTCAACATGGCAGCATTAGGAGAACGCTTTTTACACTGTAGACTAGAGACTACTCGTGAGACAGAAACAGAACGTAACGCAACAGCTATTAGACGCATCTTATCCGGGTGTAAGTTGTCTGTGGCGGAAGGAAACGATGAAGGAGATAGCCGATCATTCCCTAAGCAGAGACAACATACAGCGGGGTTCATCAATCATCTACACTCCAGACTCACGAATGAGGATATTATCAAGCCTAGTTTCACAGATGAAGACTGCCTACTAATACAAGCACTGGCTGATGTAGTGGCGTGTAGTCGAGCATCTGCACCACGTAAGAATGACAGAGAAGAGATTAGTTATGATAGTAGACCAGAAGCCTCAACCCGCCTATGTAAACTGTTTACAAAATTAGCTCTATGCCTCTGTTACGTATACGGTTCAGCAAAGATTAGTGATAAGGTTAAACGTCGTCTTGTCAAGGTTGCTCTAGACACTGCCCACGGTAGGCAATTTGAGATCCTGAAAGCCGTCTGTCTGTCTCAGCAAGGCCTGAACAAACAAGCAGTGGCAGTTTCAACCAATGTGCCCCTTGAGACCTTGACACGCAAGATCGAAGACCTAAAATCCATGCACGTATTGTGTCAGGACAAAGAAACCAATCGAGCCGCACAGGGCAGACGTAACTATGTCCTGACTTGCCCACCGTGGGTACTGAACGCATTCAGACGATCATTCAAAGCACTAAAGGAACTACAGAGATGAGTCAGCTAGAGATTAAAGTGTGGGAACACAGCTACAAATCTATTCCACAAGCATGGTGCTACGGTAGGTACTATGTGGGAGGTAATTGTACTGAGGGTGGTCATTACACTTATCTAAGGAATGACGGTAAGAAGTACCCATGTATGCAGCGTAACCCTACTGATCCTGCTGGCGGTACATACTTCTTTACTCAGCAAGAAGCACAAGCAGTACTGGATAACTACAATGCCGCCCAAGATGAAACGTATAGCTATTCCAAAGCCTCAGCCACAAATCCCTTGTCAACTAACCAGACGCAGGAGGAATAACGAGAAGCTAAGGCACCTCACACTTACCCGTGATGAGTACATCTGTAGACAGTGCGAAGAAGTATTTGCTGAGCATAAGCTAGAGTGTGACCACACTATCCCACTCAGCTACGGTGGTAAAGACACTCTCAACAACACACAGACACTGTGTATCCCCTGTCATTTAGAAAAGACTAAGACGGAGATAGTGCGATATGACGCGGATCAACGTAGGTATTGAACCCAGAGAACTACCAGACAAGCTACTATTGGCTGAGCATCGTGAGATCAAGCGTATCCCTAATGCAATCAAATCAGGTAGATACTCACTCGATGGAATACCTGATCAGTTTACATTAGGTAAAGGACACGTTAAGTTCTTCTATAACAAACTACTCTACCTACATGAACGATACATCACTATCCATTGGGAATGTATCGAACGTCATTTCAACACTCAATACTACGGCAACTGTTGGGATAGTTTGCCGTGGGAACTCTACAACAACTACACCCCAACAGACCGTGACCGACAACTAATCATCGACCGTATTCAATCTAAAGGCTTCTCACTACTCAGCAAGGATTAAAAGACAATGTCAACAGTTAAAGAACCACGTCCACTACACTTCACATTCTATCTTGAACCTAACGGTAAAGGTATGAACCGATCAATGTATCGACAGGGTATGCGATGGTCAGAAGACTACAAAGAGACTAAGCGTAGAGTCAAGCAGATTGCTCTACCACATAGGATCAAACACACAGTACTTCACTTCATGGGCAGGGTAAGGAGACTACTACATGGCAAAAGCAACACACCTCAAACCTGATGAATGGGAGGTACTTAGTTGTATATGGTTCAGTGGGCACAAACACTACAAGGTAGAGCTAACCAACTTCATCAACATTAGAATTGTGTACACACCCTACAAATGCCATGTAGGTCAAGTACTTGCGTTACCAAAACTAGACTAACTTAATGGGGGTAGGTACTGTAGCAAGTGCCTACCCCCTATTCACTTCTGCACTCTCAGAAAGACCACAATGAAATACTCAGACCGAGTGACTAAGTTCATCTACAACTCTATGCGTCTACAGTGTGTCATGGCAGGCGACATGAACATGAAAGATCTACAACAAGAGACTAAACAGTATCTAGCTGTACCTCATCCTCAGCAAAGCATCACAGTGCTATCCCAAATAAATGTAGGTGATGTACTGGAACCATTGACTGAGGGCACGTACACAACACTGCATGACCGAGAACCGATGTCATTCAGTGATAAGCTATTAATCTACTCTATCTCTTGCCCTAATCCGTACTTCAATATGCCATCAGAAGTAGAGAGAGGTAGCACTGCACCACCAGCAACAACCATAGTGGTAATACGCTACGAGTCAGACACAATAGACTTTGATCTGCAGGATATAGTTGCAGTAATGTGTGTGGGACATCAGCGAGGATTGTCTGGACTGCTCACAGGATTCAGATTACTAGGAAACATAATCCATCGTATGGTCTAGTTTTAATCCAAAAAAGCGTATAGGGGGATGGGGTGGGTCAGTCTCTGGTAGCCAATACCAGCACCACCAATTCCCATATTTTTATTCCACCTATTAGGGAGCTACAACTAGCTCACCACTTTTTCGACATCGGATATCCGGATATGTTTGTATTAATACTAACTTATCTTTTTGTATTAATACAAAAAGACAAACATATCTTTAATTCAGCTACTACCTGGACAACTGTATGTCATCACATGGACGACAAACGG